CCACCAAAGCGGGAGCCGTAGCCGGTAAAACCGCCACCTTCAAAACTCGGGCTGGTGGAGCTGATCCTCGAAACAATCCCGCTCGTTGCTGCCGCCTCGCTTGACATTGCCGCAAGGTTCGTCGGCCACGGATTCGCGGCTGCTTTGGCGATACCTGTTTGGATTGCCACAATAGACTCGGCTATTGAAAACGCTTTACTCACGGCAAACATAGCACGATAGATGCCCGACTGCTCTCCGGCGAATGCTTTTGTTAGCCCTGCAATCCCGTCATACAGATTAGCATAATTCTGGTAGGTTTGGCGTGCTCGTTCGTCGTCCAGCTCCTGCAAACGAGCATTTTTTTCGTCCTCAAGGGCTATTAAATCCTCATTGGTGGCAATGGTTGATTCTAACAGGGTTTCTCGCCGACGCTGGTAGGATAATTCTATCGCCTCTTCTTCAGATAATAGGCTGTCGATAATGGATTGTGCTCTGGCGTTACGGGCGTCCTTCTCCGCTTGCGCCTTTTCTTCTGCGCGTCTGATCTTCTCTTCCCGCCGCTCCGCAAGTTCCAGCAGTTGAGCGTCTTTCTGCGCCTCCAATGCCAGCAAGTCAGTCATCGAGACAATGGAAGATTGTAACATGATCTCCCGGCGGCGCTCGTAAGAGGTGCGGATGGCCGTTTCTTCGTCCATCAGACTGTCAAGAATCGTCTGGGCCTGCCTGTTAATCCTTTCTTGTAAGGCTTGCGCCTCTTTGTCCGCTTCCTCGTCAACCACGGAGCCAGCGGTGGAGATAGCAGTTGGCACTTCGACCGCTTGCTTAGGCCCCTCCCAGGTTCCCGTAGCTCCAGCGCCCCAAGTCCCCGAAGCGCCACCTTCTTTTGAGGCATTTGGATCTACAAACTCTGCCATTCCAAAAGCCCGGCGGACGGCGTTGTCCATTCCCAAAAGCGCTTGGCTTACCCTGTTAATCTCCCCCAATACTGGCATTTCGCTGACAGGTGTGTTTCGGAGTCGATCAAAACCGTCAACCGCTTGCTCTAACACACCAACAAGATCACCAATTCCTCGGAAAAGACCGCTGACCAGGCGGTCAGCCATTTCCAAGGTCTTTGGATCTTGCAACAATGCGGTTAGCTTTTCGATCTCTTCCCGTGCCTCCGGCAACCCGCCTTTGGCCTCCAGAAGATCACCAAACGCGTTTTTTAACCCTTGGATAGCGCCGCCGAATGTGTCCCGTGCGGCCTTTGCGCTCCCACCAAATTGCGTTTCCAGCTCTTTTAGAATGATCGATTGCGCCCCGGCGATATCGCCGACCGCCACCATGTCTTTTATCATCTCTTTCTGAACGTCGGAAAACTGGATGCCTGAACGAGACAAGGCAGTTAAACCTTGAATCGGATCGTTCAGCGCCTTGCCGATCTGCACGGTAGCCGTGCGCAAATCCTGCCCCATCGCTGTGGCGGTGTCGAGGATCGCTTGCGTAGCCCTGGGGAACGCCTCCCCACCTATCTGCGTAAATGTCAGCAATAAGGATTGAGCGCCAATGATTGCCTCATCGCCGAATGTGGTTACTTTTTGAAGCTGTGCAGCGTAATCTTGCAGTGACTGAGAAAGCTCTGGTGTGTAGCGGCCTGTCGAGCGCAACGTGGCCTCTAGCTGTGCTGTAACCCGCTCTTGTTCGATGGTGTTGGCAATGACCATTCGGAACGCCTGTCCGATAGCCAATGCCGATGCAAAGGCACCTAAAACTCGCGTAGCAGACCGGAATGTGCTTTGTGCCCGGACACCAGCACGGTCAAGGTTTTGCACTTCGCGCTTTGCGGTGCGGATGTCACGGCTATCTGCTGCGAGTCTGACTTTATAAATATCGGTCATTGCCGGAACGCCTTTTTAGTTGCTTGAGCGATTGCTCTTTTATCGGCTTGATCTTCACCATACCACGGAGGCGGCATTTCTTTGCCTTCAAATCTGTGAACCGCTGATGTGTACGCGTGACTCATGCGCATAATTGCTGCGGCCTCATATCCTTGCAGCTTGATCTCGGTAATATCCGACCAGGCTTTTATTTCCTGCCAGCTGGTTTCGTACATCCCGATTTCGATAGCTATCTCTGCCAGATACTCCCATCCGTCCAGGGGCGGGAGCGTTGCCTGTTCTCCAAGCAACTGCCCCCGCGTTTTGTCCTGCTTTTTCCCTTTTGTGTGCAGCCAGCCCAGCTGTTTTGCGTATGTTTCTAATGTCGCTAAGCTGGCGGTAAAAAATTTGCCTGTCGGACGATAAACTGATTAACCTGATTCCGGATCGGCGCGGACAGGGTGTAAACCTTAACGGCGTTGGCCTTGGAAAATTCCAGCGGCTTACCATTCATTTCAACGCCCGTCCACCCTTGCGTCAAATCGGCGAGGAATTTTGCATCATCCTCAACCGTTGAAGCATCCACAATGCTTTTGTTTTTGATGCGCTCCTGCGCTGCTGTTTTAGCCAGCGCCCGGAACTTGTTAGAGTCTGAGCCGTAGACGGTAATCACGATGTCTGTTGGCTCGCCGGTGCGCGGATCGTTAATCGCACAATCCGCTGTCTCTTTAGTGCTGATTTTCAAGATGTCCATGTATTACACCCCAAAGTTAGCAGTGACAGACAAGTCTCCCTGTACGTAAATATCCTGACGCGGGTTCTCAGTGCTGCCGTCCGACCAGTCAACAAACACATACCCCGCATCCGGAACAGCGGCAACAGGCGAACCGTTAGCTCCGAGATTGACCGTCTGCGGAGACTCACCAATCAGATACCCATTAGCCCCGGCAGTGTAGGTCAGGGTAAACGAGGTTTCACCCGGCCCGGCCACCTCAACGACCCCGTTCGGATGTTTGCGGATCGTGCAGGACTTGAGACGCACAGCGTTTGCGTCGCCCTGATCGTCCACAAGGGCAAAGACTCGCGCCTGGTAGTAATCAACGTCTCCATCAGGATATTGCACCTTGAAGCTGTAATAATCGTCCGACAAGTGTGCAGCTCTTAGCAGTTCCTGTCCGGCGTCTGACCGGCTCACGACAAGGTTAAAGGTTGTCTCGTTCTCGTCATAGGTGCCCTTGAGATGGACAGTCGCACGCTCTTTCAGCAGGTTGTAAGTTACATCCTCATAACTCCGGCCACCACCAGTAGGTGGAGAAGTGATCTCGCCGATCTCGGTAAACGTGAGGGCCTCAAACCCCGCTTGAGTGTGTACAGCAGGCACCCCGGCGCTGATGCTGACGATTGTACCGCTTAAAGTTTTGGCTTCACTCATGACTTGCTCCTTGTGATTATGGCTGTGTAGGAAATTGTTAGGACGATCTTGTACCACCCATCTTCATTGATTCCAGGCTGTCGTTGTAGCGCCGTCGTTTTAACCTCGATCCCGCCGAAGCTGAATGTTTTACCGAAGCGAAAATGGTTGAGGATCTCGTCCGCTTTTTGTTTGATTGCGATTGCTCCGCTGTAAGACGGGTAACGAAGAATTGCCTGAAATACCCCGTCCGTCTGGTCTGAGCTGTTCAGCGTCAACGGCGTGACGTTGTTCTGTAATACACCAATCTCTGCGTAAGGCTCGCCGTTTGTGGCATCGTAGGCGGTGTTCTCGTGCGCTATTGGCAGACCAAAACCACCGGCAATAAATTCGCTGACGAACGCCTGGTCGATTTTAACCACGGCTTTTCTCCCTGATGATTCGGTTCAATCTGGCAATGTTTCGCCTAATCATCCCGTCGCGCTCCTCCCAGATCCCAGAATAACTCAGATTGTTTGACAGCCAGTCCTCGGTTTCTGGTTTGACCGTTGCTGCAACTTCGGCCTGTGCATTCGCCCCAGATGGGTCAGTGCGCTCAACCTCTCCACTCGCCGGAGTGTTGTTTGTCGTTTGCCAGTTACCCCTGAGCCGTCCGGTATCGACGCGGGTATCCCGGATCACGCCGTTGAACAACTCGATCTTGATTGCTCTGACGGTCTGATCAATCGTCGCCCCCGCCACTCGCGCAAGTTGTCCGATCGGTATTTCAGCCATCTATCTCCTCACATGCACGTAGTAAATAACCGCCTGGCCGCCTGGCTCAACCGGTGTCACGTCAACTATCGTCCAGTCGGACCCGTTAATGGTCACCGTGTCGGTTAGTTTTGGCTCAAACGTATCGTCAATAATCAACATTTTGTCGCCTTGTTGGATCAATCGACCGTCTACCAGGTCATCCTTGGTTATCCGCTTAAATATCCCGTTCGGGTGATACGTTGCCACGGTTCCGGGAGTCACTGCCCCAGTTACAGGGTCAATGCCCCCTCCCGCGGTGCGCTTAAACTCAAACGATTTGCCGAATCGCGCCAGAAGAAGGGAGGCGGTCAGCGCGGCGCTATTATAAAAACTCATACTCTCACCAAGGGTATGGACAGGCCGTTACGCCGTAACAGGCTGGCCAGCAACGCCTGCCAGTTGCTCGACCGGCTGAGTTCGGCCTGCGAGTCGCTTCCCATATAAACCACTTCCAGAACGTCAACTTTTTCGCTTTTTACGGCCCGGTTTGGGTTCGCAGGGAGGTTGTAAGGATCAATCCCTGCGCGGATATCCAGCGCCAGATTAAGCTGGCACAAAATCACTTGGCGCGGGATCTCGGTATCGTCCCAGGCAAACCCGTCAATTATCAGATTCGTGCGCGGGAAGCTCATCGGCTGGCCACGTTCAACCAGGTAGCCTTTAAGCTGCGGCTCTTTGCTGTTGATATACTGACCGGCCTTGACCAGCTCAACATCGGCCAGTGCGTCATCAGTAACCGTTAGGCCCATTGTAGAGGCGTAAGCGATATAATCCGCACGGCTAACGAAGGAATTTGCCCCGTCAACTATTGCACCTGTTTCAACGATGATTGCCATGTCAGTGTTGCCTCGTCACTGCGTACCAGATAGACGCTCCGATGATGGCTGCTATTGCTCCGACGATGCCACAAAGGCCCTTATCTGACAGCTTCCTTAGTTTTTCACCAAACCGCAAGTCTTCTTGAAAGCATTTAACCTGCCGAGGGTCATCAACATCGACCCCAAGAATGGCGAACACTTCTTTTACGGCCTTTTTCGCGGCGCTTTCGGCGTGTTCGCAGGTTGAACGCCGCTCTATCCCGTTGTATCTCTGTTCCCGGCATGCTGTCATACTAAATCCCTGAAACGAATGGCACGATGTAATATTTCATCTTTAATTTGACCCGCGTTGTACCTGTACCCGCAAGCCGTTTTACCCAAAGATGATAGCGATGGTTTGTTTTTAAAATCCGTTCCCAGTTTTCTTCTGCCGCGCTCCCGGATGTTTGTTGGCCAACACCTTCCGTCCCCGGCATAAATTTATAAAAAACGTGTTTGTTTCCGAAAGAGGTGACCGACGGATTAGATAACACAGAACATCCGCAGGGGAAAGGGTCCCGCTCCAGGTTTAGCGGCATCGGTTGCATGGAAAACCAGGTTAAGCCGTCAATCGCAAAAGTCGCAGCGGTTCCGCCCGTGGTTTCTGAATCTTCCAAAAACAGAAACACAACTTCGGCGTTGTCCGGCTGTGCCTCAACTTCTTTCATGTGCACGGGATGTGCGCCGGTCTCAAAGATGAAATTCTGCTCTGTAGTGCCAGACAGGTAGACCATAAAATCGGAAACATAAGCTAAACCGTCGTGCACTTTCGCATGTTCAAGGTCGATGATCTTGACGGCTCCCGACAAGTCAATCGCACGGCGCAACTCAGAAACACTGGTTTTTAGGTCGCGGTCTCCGACTTCCTCGCTGTCTAGCAAGTCAGACGGAATGCCCGGCAAAGTGTAAAAGTCACTCATTCCTCAGGCTCCGGTTCGTTGGCCTTGCTGCGCTTCTTACGCTTCTGCTGCAACAGCCAGACGCGGTATTTAGGATCGCCGGGGTTTGCGAACTTTTTTGGCAGACTGTTTTGGTTCACTCTTCGGCTCCGTGGATTCGTTGATGCGTTTGTTGATCTCAAGTTGGATGTTCAGTTGATCTTTGATGGATTGCATGATTTACCCCGCAGGCTCAAGGACGGTCAGCCGCGCCTCATGGTCGGCAATGGTAACCAGAGCTGCGTCGAGTGCGTCAGACAACGCCGCAACCTGTGCGGATAATGCTTGAATAGTTGTGGCGGGGAGTCCGTTGCTGATTTCTTGTTGTTTTACGAGTGCCGCTTTCAATTCTGCGCTGGTCATATCAAACTCCTATGATTAAGCCGGGGATGTTAATCCCCGGCTGTTTCATTTATCCATTTGTTACTAAAATAGCCATTGGTATGAGCTTGCGATCGACAACTCGATCCCAGCTTGTAGCAAGGGCCAGCTCAGCCAGATTGAAACCGGTTGCACTTGCGGCCGGAGTGCCGGTGTGCTGGAAGCCGAACGGATGCAAGATCCAGGTCTTGCGTGTCCAGAGGGTTTCGATACCACCGCCATCGCCCTGCGCGGCTTCGCGCTCGACCTCAACAGGAACATCCGGGGTTCCATCGCCATAGCCGAACGCGCCAGATCCGAACAGGATGGAGGTGTACTTGGGCGCGGTATCAGTACCGAGGGTGCCGCCGGCAGGGGTGTAGGGCATACCATCATCGACAATAACCCGCTTACCGAGGAACGTCGGAATTGTCATGTTGCCCTGGCTGTCGGGGATGAAGTCGATGTCGTCATTATCCACCATGCGCTTGTAGATCATGGAATGCACGGCGATGGCCTGAGTACCATCGACCCGATCGCCCATTGTGAATGCGGCTGAGGTGAAGTTTTGACGGGTGAACACGGTATTGGCGCCGATATCCGCATTGGTCGCGCCGGAAGCGTCATAGACCATATCACTACCATCGTTCGCCACGTTGTCTGCCATCACGCCATTAGCTGCGGCAATAAGGCGGCGTTGCCATTGCTTGGCCCAGTAAGCATCCACACGGCTGCGGATATGCTCCATCGCTTTCGGACCCATAGCCAGTTCAGATGCAAGGTCCGCCTTGCTCCAGCCTTGGTTCAGAAACACTTTCCGGCTGATCTGCTCGCCCTGGCTCACCTTCTGAGGCGTGGCGATATCGGTCGGATCGTCGTTTGATCGGTTAGGCTCGACACTGGAATCAAGATCGCGCCAGAACGGGAGTTCCGCCAATTTGCCGGGCGCAGTCGCCAGGCCATTCAACAGCGGATTGCTGGTCACAATACCAGATTGATAAAATGCGGTGAGTTCTGGGGAATTTACTGCGGGAAGGTCTTGGAATACTACGACATCGATAATGTCGGCAAGCTGCACTGTAGCCATGATTTTCGCTCCTGTCGTTTTGTTTGACCGGAGCAAAAAGGAAAAGCGCCCCGGCGATAAGTGAAACTATCGTCAGCAGGGCGCTTACCCCGAACCATCATCTGATGCTTATCTCAGATGGCTCATGCTGTGCTATTTAATTTTTGACCCGTTGTCTGAGGCTGCTCTCGAACGGGCGTAAACACAAAAACGGCGAACCTTTTACAGTCCGCCGTTATTTTGCGCACAATTCTTGGATTATGTCAACTCTTTTTTAGGTTGTTCGACGATGCTCTTCAACAAGCCGCTGATACTCGCTCGGATTGTTGCGCCGGATGTCTACCAGCTCAGCGCCGCTGTAGTCGGTGAATTTCTTGCCGGCCTTCACGCTCCCGGGCTTACCATGCCCACCGGGGCCGGTCGCCTTTGAGCCGACAACGAATGGGGCGAACTTTTGACTTGTCTTGAACTCTTCCTTGAGGTCGTCAAGGCTCTTGGCAGACGGCTTACCATCCTCAAGCACTCTGACCTTCGGCTTGCCGTCGCTGATCTCATACGTCAACCGCTGTGTCACGTGGTGCAGCATCAGGTCGGCGTGCTCCCCGAATATCTCGGCGGCAAGTGACGCTGCTGCACTCCCGACGGTCAATCCGCTTATCATGGCGTCACGTTCTTCGATCTGCTTTTTCAGCTCTGTCTCTTTTTGAGTCAACTTGTCGTTCCAGCTCTTTTCCAACGCTTCAACGTCGCCGCCCTTTTTCGCTGCATCAAGCGCTGCTTTTTCTGCGGCATCCTGTGCGCGTTTCTTCTCGGACAGCAACTCGCGGTTGTTGTCCTCAAGTTTCTTGAGGCGTTCTGCAAGGCCGTCGTCCTTCTGCTGAGGCACCCCGTCAACCTTCAAGACAAACTTACCGTCCTTTTCCTCGTACAGCGGTTTGAGGCTGTCGTCGAGGTCGTCAATCTTATCTAGCTGGAATTTTAGCACTTTTACCTCCTTTTATGGGTTGACTTCTGCACGTTCAAAAACTAACGGGTCGAGCTCCCGCATCTTCGCCAATGTCAGCGGCTCGAACCGCTTCCCTAGTTGCATTTCAGCAAAGCGTTGCGCCGATATGTTCCCGTCAAGTAACAGCTTGGCACGTTTCGGCCCGATAACACTTTCGACAAACGGCCGATCTTGCTCTTTGAGCCATTGGTAGTAGGTTTTTTTCGCTGGTATGCGCTCAATCTTTCCAGTCTCTGGTTCTCGCGCCGCTCGCGTTGCGCCTTCTTCCAGAAATGAAAAACGGTCATCAATGACGGCGGTAAAGGTGGTGCGGCATCGATGGTGCCAGGGCGGGAGGTCGGTAGAATCCAGCGGCAGCACCTGGCCGTCACGGGCGCGGCACTCTGTTGACGTCGACATGTCAATCGTAGCAACGATCCTGTACCCCTTAATGACATCGCTGTTGGCCTGGTACGTCGCTTGCCGGGACTGCCCTGCTGCATGTTGCAGGGATGTTCTAACCACAGATTCAAGGTCACGTTCGGCAATTGGAAAAGCCTCCTGCTGTAACCGGCTGAGGATCTGTGTCGTTGTCTCCCCGCCGGCGTACCCTGCGCGGATTGTATTTGACATGACGCGGATCTGGGTTGCCTCAAAATCATCAATCACGTCGCCCCGCAACGAGCCTTCAAACAGCCCGCCAAGGTTCAGCGGGTTTGCCCTGATCGCCGTCATGATCTGGTTTTCTGTTGGCAGGCTGAATTGGTAATTCTGCACTACGCTGTCAAGGTTTTTGATCTCGAAGCGCGCCTCGTTTAAGGCAAGCTCGCTCATCTGTCGGTTAAGCTCTGGGATGATGTTGTCTGCGTATTTCTGACCGATCATCTCACGATATGCGGCAAGCCTTCTCTCCATTTCTCCGCGCGTCCATGATTCAGGCTTTGAGCGGGCTATCCTGGCAACGAGGGTATCCTCAATGTCCTGCAACATCTCGCGTAGCACGTTCACGTCATGGCTTTTCAGGCGTTCGACGTGGAGCGCGTGACGTGTCGCCTGATCTATCGCTTTACTTGGAGTCGAAGCCATCGATTATTCCAAAAACTGCGCCAAAAGACCGCTAAACATGTTGCAGGCCGTCTCAAATTGTCGATGATCCATAACAAAAATATAATCACTATCAACGTCAGGACGATTCAATCTACAGTTCATTTCGATAATGCATATTTCCATAAGTTCGTGTGTTAAAATCATCAGTGCCTGTTCATCCTCGGCTCCGTTTATACCCAGCTCAATCTTCCGCTCTGAAAACGAAAACCTTCCACCAGCACCCTTATCGGCATAGCTGATATCGAAAACAAAGCTGTTCACCCTGAGTTTTTTAATTTTTT